ACGGAGATCCGAAGAACTACTACCGCACCCGTAAACCCTTCAAACCGGTCCGTGGCTGCCAGTACCGTCTTGCCTCAGACTATCCGGCAGACTACATCTGCACATGGGTAGATCCGGACACGGACGAGGCAGACATGATGAACATTACAAGCAAGTGGACCATGCACTGCCACGGGCTTGGCATGTACGTAGACAAGCGCATAGATTGGGACTATAGCACAGGAGGGCATTTCAATGCATAAGGGAGATACCATCACCTGCAATTCAGACCGGGGAGCGGTCATACTCATGCATACACTGCAGAGGCAGGGCTATGTCGTATTTAAAGATGGTAATTCTGTAACCATCATCAGAGAGCCGGAGGTGGACCATGTCGAGCATTGAGCAGCTGCGTATACTTACGTATATAATTATGGCATATGGTGGAATCATGGCAGTATTTGCAATTATCGGAATCATAAAGGAGGTAATAGACACATGGCTAAGGTAACTATTTCAATCGTCCTGGACGATACGATCCTGGAGGACATCGAGCGCATGGCCCGGCAGGAGTCCCGGTCCCGTTCCAATGCTATCGAGCGGCTCCTGATCTGCGGGCTGGGTGAATGGAAAGAAAAGGAGGATACGGAGTCATGAAAACATACGAACTGCTGCAGGCACTTACTCTTAACACGGAGGTCTATTTTAACGGCATCCTGTATACGAACCCACTGGCCGCAAACCGGCTCTTGTCCTCTGCGGAGCTGGCGGCCGATGTTCTGACACTGGAAGTGAAGCAGCCGGGTGCCGTCTACATCGAGACCCAGAAGGGAGGCCTGTATGCCCCGCGCAAGTCTTAAACATGATACGAGCTGGTACGTGCCCGCAAATCTCCGTTCCGGTTCCATACCGGCCGCGGAGATCCGGAAAGAATACACCAGGCTGCGCGATATAGCGCAAAAGAGATTAAACCGCATGGCTTCCACAAAGTGGTCCGAGACGGAGACATTCAAGCAGAATTATGGATTCTATCCGAAACTGAAAGACATAAAGAAGGGAGACGGGGACCGCATCAGCAGCGACCTTGCGTATAAGCTGTCGGCACTGGCCCGGTTTGTTTCTTCCGAGACCAGCACCATAACAGGTAATGAACGCATAGAGAAGCGCAACCTGGAGACTCTGCACGAGCATGGCTATGACTTTGTTAATAAGGACAATTACATAGAGTTTGGTAAGTTTATGGAGGAGTACCGGCAGCAGAGACAGGACCGGATCTACGATTCCGGAGATGCTGCCGAGACCTTCGCGCAGACCGAGCGCATGGGACTGGATCCTGCGAAAGTAGCACAGGACTTTGAGTTCTGGCTTGAGAATTACAGGGAGCTGCAGGAGATGAGACCCAGCAAGGGAAAGAGTGCGGGGGATGCCCGGAGGATAAAAGAGAGGATTAAACGTAAACAGAACAGAAGAAGGAAAAAGAAATGAACATTGTTACATATGACACGTTTGACTATGCATGGTTCCGGTTCCTGGAAGACCAGCCCAGGAACCGGGGCAATCAGGGAAGCAGGCAGAAATACTATTATAAAGATGTAATAACAGCATTCGACATAGAAACCACAAGGATCAGGGAAATAGAACAGGCGGTCATGTATATTTGGCAATGGCAGTTCGGTGACAAGTGCACTGTGATAGGCCGCACCTGGTCCAATCTGCGCGAGTTCATGCGCAGGCTGCGCGAGTGCATGGGACCCTCCGAGAGGCTTTTTATTCTGGTTCATAATCTTAGTTATGAGTTCCAGTTTTTGGCAGGTATGTATCCTTTTGATTCGGAAGAGGTGTTCGCGGTCGAGCCTCGCCGGATCGTGCGCTGCAGCATGTATGATAATATCTTTGAGTTTCGCTGCTCCTATTTCCATTCGAACATGTCACTACTTAAGTATATGCAGTCTGTCGGTGTCGAGCATGAAAAGCTGCAGGACTTCGACTATTCAATAGAAAGATACTGGTATACGGAGCTGACGGACAGGGAGCTGGAATACTGTGTCAATGATGTGCGCGGGCTTGTGGAGGCCGCACAGAAGGAAATGCAGCGCGATGGTGACAACATGTATACCTGGCCGCTCACTTCCACCGGATACGTGCGCAGGGACATAAAGGGAGCCATGCAGGAAGTACGGCATACTCTGGTAGCGGACCTCGTGCCGGCTCTGGAAGTGTATTTACTTAACCGGGAGGAGTTCCGGGGAGGCAACACGCATGCAAACAGGTTTTATGTTTCGTCAGACGGCTGGGATATTATTGTAGAGAACGGGCACAGTGCTGACCGTTCCAGCTCCTATCCGGACATAGTCTGCAATGATCCATTCCCCATGAGCAAATTCTATTATATTAAGGATCTGACTCTCGACATGCTGGAAGACCTGATAGGCCGCAGGCAGAGGGCCGTAGTATTCCGGTGCCGTATGTATGACATAACCCTGAAAGACCCATACTGGCCGGTGCCATATATCAGCAAATCTAAATGTCGGAATGTATCTACGGATGCGGTTATAGACAACGGCCGCGTGCTGTCCGCTTCCTATCTGGAAACCACAATAAACGATGTGGACCTGCAGATACTTATGGATGAGTACGACTTCCACATGGAGCCGATAGACGGGGCGCATGCACGATACGGCCCACTGCCGGAGCCCCTGCGCAGGGTGACCATTGAATACTATAAACGCAAGACAGAGCTGAAGGGTGTGGAAGGGGAAGAGTATTTCTATAATAAGAGCAAGAACAAGCTAAACAGCATCTACGGATGCATGGCGCAGGATCCTGTCAAGTTTGAGATATTGTTCCAGGCGGGCGAGTTCACCCTTGATATGGAGAGCAAGACCACCGAGGAGCTCCTGCAGGAGCACAACCGTAATGCGGTTATGCCGTATCAGTGGGGCTGCTGGGTGACAAGCTGGGCCCGCTACAAACTGGAGGAAGGTATCAGGCTTGCACACCAGCAGGGAGAATTTTTATACTGTGATACTGACTCTGTGAAATACTTGGGTGATGTTGATTTTTCGGAGTTCAACCAGAGAGCCATTGCAGCCAGTAAGAACTCCGGAGCGTATGCGTCCGATCCGGCGGGCACGGTCCACTACATGGGTGTGTATGAGCAGGAGCAGGACATGCTCCGGTTTAAGACGCTGGGCGCAAAGAAATACGCCTATGAAGATATGAAGGGAAACCTTCATATCACCATAGCGGGAGTAAACAAAAAGAAGGGAGCCGAGGAGCTGAGGGCGGCCGGAGGACTGGAAGCATTAAAGGACGGTTTTGTGTTCCGGGATGCCGGAGGAACAGAGAGCGTATATAATGACTTTCCGGAGCTTGACCGGTGGCGCACTCCGGAGGGTGACGAGATCCGGATCACCCGCAACGTGGTTATTAAGGAAACAACCAAAACAATAGGGCTCACACAGGAATACAAGGACCTTCTTACCAGGTGCCGTAGAAATTATATTGATGTTTAATAACTTTCAATATATAATGGAAACGTAGTAAACACATTCACCAACATGAAAGGAGCACGAAATGGAAATCATCAACAGCAGCAAGGAACTCACCAAAGCAGAACGGTACTACCTGACAAAAGCACAGAACATTAAGAAGATGTCATTGGTGAAGAATCAGAGAATCGACCTGGCAACATGGTGCCTGTACGAGGACACAAACATGGACGGAGAAGTGCAGACGATCTTTTCCTGCCAGACTCCGGAGGGAGAGACATATGCAACGAACAGTCCTTCTTTTGTCCGGTGCTTCAATGACATCCTGGAGTGCTTTGATGCAGGAGACATTAAGGCGCTGAGGATCGAGCCCGGTACCAGCAAGGCCGGAAGGGAATTTCTGACCTGTGTTTATGCAGAGTAACAAACGGCAGTCAGCAATCGCATACATGTTCATGACTTGGCAGGGGAGGGTGCACCTCCCCTGTTTTAATAGGAGGGAATAATGCAATTATATGACAGTAATGGATATGTGAACATACCCGGAATATTGGAGCATCCGGCTGTATTTATATTTGTTTACGGAGGGCGCGGCACCGGCAAGACATACGGAGCACTGCAGCACTGTATCAAAAACAACGTGCCTTTTATGTATACCAGGCGGTTGCAGTCGCAGGCCGATGTGTTGCGCAAGGAAGCAATGCAGCCTTTTAATAAATTAAACCATGATAATGACTGGAGCATCCGGCCGTGGCCGGAAAACAGGTACGTGGCAGTGTTCAAGTCATCGGTGCAGAACGAGGATGGCAAGGACCTGCCGGACGGGCCCATGCTGGGTATGATGGCAGCCCTCTCGACCTTCGCGTCCATACGTTCTATTGATGCCTCCTGGATAAAATTATTTATACATGATGAGTTCATTCCGGAAAAAACAGAACGGCCCATAAAAGGAGAGGCAACGGCACTGTTTAATGCATACGAGACTTTGAACCGTAACCGGGAGCTGGAGGGACAGGATCCTATCAAGCTGCTCTGCCTGGCAAATGCAAACGATCTTGCAAACCCGGTTTTTATGGAGCTGGGACTTGTGCGGACAGCTGAGAAAATGCGGAAGGATGGAAAAGACTATGTATACCTGCCCAAAAGGCGAATGCTCCTGATAGACCTGTTCAAGTCTGAAATATCCGAACAGAAAAGCCACACGGCACTGTATGAATTAACAAAAGGCACTGACTTTTATGGCATGGCAATAAAAAATGTATTTACAGGAGAGGAGCGCGGACGGATAGGCCATAAACCTATTAAGGAATACCGGCCAATAGTTAAAGTTGGAGAGATAACCATATACAGGCACAAGTCAAAACAGGAATACTATGTCACGATGCTGGAAGCGGGAAGCCCTCCCCGGTATGGATCCGGAGAGAAGGACCGGGAAAGGTTCCGGAGGGAGTACAGCTACCTGTGGCAGGAATACATGAAGAATCATATAGTTTTTGAGGAATATTTGACAGAAATATTATTTGACAGATATTTCAAATAATATACAATTTAATATATAGAGAAGGTGGTCAAGAGCAGCCCCTGAAGGGTGACCATGCGCCGGCTCAGCGCAGGAACCTTCTCTATTTTAATAGGGCCGGAAAGGAGGAGAACATGGAGCAGGTTTTTGAGCTTGTAGGGCAATATGCTTTTCCTATCGTTATGTGCCTTGTGATGGCCTGGTTCGTCAAATACCAATCTGACAACAACCGGGCAGACATGAACGAGCTGCAGAAACAGCACTGGGAAGAAATGGGGCAGGTAACTACCGCACTGAATAACAATACTCTGGCCCTTCAGCACCTCTCCGATCTACTGGCAGACAATGGCAGGGAAAAAGACATATAACGGCATAGACATTTCCAGGTGGAACGGTGCGTGTGATTTTTCTGCAGTAAAGGCCGCCGGTTTTGATTTTGTAATAATCAAGGCAGGCGGTTCAGACATGGGGTTCTACAAAGACAGTTACTATGAACATAACTATCAGGCCGCAAAAGCGGCGGGGCTCAATGTCGGAGCTTATTATTTTGTTGGTCCCCTCTTTTATGGTGAAGCGTCCGGCATCGCGGACGCGCAGCGTTTTATCCGGATGCTGGAGGGCAAGCAGTTTGAATATCCCGTGTTTGTGGATATTGAAACGACACAGCCCTCCAGGAGGCCGGAGGCAACAGCCGCGGCTGCTGCGTTCTGCAAAACGATGGAAAAGGCAGGGTATTTCTGCGGGATCTATGCCAGCGACCTCTCCGGGTTCCGGTCCCGCCTGGACCATGAAGCATTAAAGCCCTGGGCGCACTGGGTTGCGGACTACTCCGGAGACACGGACGAGTGCAAAGACTGGCAGATCCGGCAGTATAGCAGCAGGGGACAGCTCCCCGGAATCAGTAACTATGTGGACCTGGACATCTCCACAGTCAATTATCCGGCAATCATGAAAAAGAAACACTTAAACGGTTTTAATTAAAACACTTAAACGGTTTTTTAATTAAAACACTTAAACGGTTTTTTAATTAAATAGGAGGAAACCATGACCAACAACGACATTCTGACACTGGCAAAAGCAGGATTTACAGCCCAGCAGATCGCGGCTCTGGCGCAGCTCGATGCACCGGAGCAGGAACAGGCAAAAACTCCGGCACCGGCTCCGGCTCCCGCACCGGCTCCGGCACCAGCTCCGGCACCGGCTCCCGCACCGGCTCCGGCAGGAGTTGAGCAGATACTGGCGGCAGTACAGGGACTCAATGCAAACGTGCAGGCGGCCCTCCTGCAGTCTTCACAGCAGCCCGGATCCGGAGCCCCGGAGACAGCGGAGCAGATCCTGGCAAGCATCATCAACCCACCAAAATTCGAAGGAGGAATTAAATAATGGCAGCTAACAGTCTTTCTTTCAACAATATCGCGCTGATCCTCAACGCGATCGTCTCACAGGCCACCGGCCAGGCGCAGCTCGTGCCGACTACCGGCGCGGACTTCATCACTGTCGCCCAGACCGGCCTGCTGGCAGGTTATGACAACCTTATGGGTGCTATCTCCCAGGTGCTCACCCGGACGCTGATCGCGAACCGGCCATATTACAGGAAGTTTCAGGGACTGGAAGCAGACAACCTGAGATGGGGCAACCATGTGCGCAAGATCAATTTTGCGGACCGTGGCTGGCAGGACTCCGGCCGTCTTCCTATTACGAACGGTGTGGCAGTCGATGACCAGAAGCCTATCCTTGATAATGTCCTGCAGACTAACTTTTATGGTCAGAACGATTACGAGATCCAGTACACCCTGTACAGCAACCAGCTGGATGTTGCATTCAGGGGCCCGGATGAGTTCCAGGCGTTTATCGCAGGCAAGCTGCAGAATATCGCGGACATGAGGGAGCAGAAGCACGAGGCACTGGCCAGGGCTACGATCGGCAACCTTATCACAGGCATCATCACGATCGGCAACACCAACCAGGTGATTCACCTGCTGACGGAATACAACCAGCTTACCCAGCTGGGTCTTACTGCAAACACGGTTATGCAGCCTGATAACTACCCGGCATTTATGAAGTGGGTCTACAGCCGTATTGCTGCAGTCTCCAGCATGCTGACAGAGAGAACGCAGATCTTCCATCAGAATGTGACCGGCAAGGAGATCAAGCGGCACACTCCTATGGAATATCAGAGAGTATACCTGTATGCCCCGGAGCGGTACGGCATCGAGGCCCGCGTCCTTGCGGATACGTACCATGACAACTATCTCCGGTTCGGTTATACGGAGACCGTCAACTTCTGGCAGGCAGTCGATACTCCGGACAGCATCAATATGACACCTGTTTATATGAAGGCAGACGGCACTCTCGACAGCCCTGCGCAGGCCGTTAATCAGGCTAATGTGTTCGGTGTGATCATGGACATGGAAGCGGCGGGCTATACAGTCGTGAACGAGCGCAGCACCAAAGCGGCTTACAACGGTGAGGGCGAGTACCAGAATTTCTGGTTCAAGTTTACGGACAGATACTGGAACGACTACACAGAGAACGCGATCGTTCTCCTGCTCGACTGATCCTTTCGGCCAACCGGGCAGCGCACTGCTGCCCGGTATTTTAATAGGAGGAGATCATGGCTTTTACAGTAGAGCTCTACACATTTTCTAAAAAGCTGAACAGCACAGCCCGCCCCTCCGGCTCCGGCAGCTCCTATAATTGTGTTCTTAAAGACGGATGCGGTATTATGTCCCCGGTTATTAAACTTGACCTGGGATTGACATTTTCACCGGACGGCTTTAATTATGCATATATCCCGGATTTTGGCCGATATTACTTTGTGAAAGAATGGTTTTTCCTTGACAGGCTCTGGTATTGCTACCTTGAGGAGGACACACTGGCCACCTGGAGGGACAACATCGGCGGCCAGTCGTTCTATATCCTGCGTGCCGCCTACGCCCATGACGGTGAAGTCACGGATGACATGTATCCGACTAAATCAAAGCCCACAATAACAAGGGCCGCACTCAATGACACATTGTGGTATGGCAACCTGAGTTCCGGCTATTTTGTAATATCAGTTATCTGCAAAGGAGCCGCGACCGGTGTTAAGTATTATGTGACAAACATTACAGGGCTGCAGGGCCTTAATAACGCTTTGATGAACTCTGCGTCATGGCTCCAGGTGCCTCAGGATATTACAGAGGGCGGTATTGATGAAAATTTGCTGCGTACTTTATTTAATCCATTCCAGTATATTTCATCTGTAAAGTGGTATCCGTTTAAGCCTCACACGGTCGCGGGCTCTTCCAGTTCGTCGATGAATTATGGCTGGTGGTCCATTAACCTGTCCTCCGGATCTGTGGAGACACTGGACACCAGCAGTTATGCCGGTACGCATTTAAGTTCATACTTTGCAATACCTAAGCATCCGCAGGCCGCCCTGAGGGGAAAATATCTGAACGCGGCACCGTTTACACGCTTTTCTGTGCAGATACAGCCGTTCGGCTATATAGTCGTAGATCCGGCACCATTTATAGATGAAACATTGATGCTGGTAGAAATTGATGTCGATACCACGACAGGGCGCGGTATTTTGAAAATACTCGCGGGCGGCACTGTGGTAGAAATGCGCGTTATTGATTTCGGTGTTGAGATGCCTATTAGTCAGATTGCGGTAGACAAACTGGCACAGGCTGAAACAGTCATAACAGGAGCTGCGGCGGTAGCAAGAGACACACTGATAACAGGCGCACAGGCAACCAATGTATCAAACCTTATTAACCCGGTAGCAGGAGCCCTGGAGACAGGAGCGAGTGCAGCACAAACAGCAATCACAGCCACGCACTCAATAGCGGACGGGATCCGGGCCAGTATTCCGCAGATGGAGACGAAAGGATCCAGAGGAAGCACCGCAGCGTTTGCAGAAACGGTTCTTCTTATTACAGAGCATTATTTGCTGGTAGACGAGGACCTCCTGAATAACGGCAGGCCGCTCTGCCAGATCCGGACCCCGGCCAGTCTGCAGGGTTATATGCTCGTGCGGGACGGGCATGTAGACATAGCAGGAAACGCGGGAGAAATTGCAGCAGTCAAGGCATATCTTGAAGCGGGGTTCTATTACGAATGAGCTGGCATAGTGCGTGGACAACTTCATATTGGCCGCTGGGCAATTACGACAGTGTAAACGTGCAGGACAATGCAACGGAAGTATACAACCAGCTGACGGGAGCCGGTTGGACACATAACGCCGCAGTGGCCTGCATCGGTAACCTGATCCATGAGAGTACCGGCATCAATCCGGGACAGTTCGAGGGTGGTAAAGGTTACTCCTGGCAATGGGGCTTTGGTATCGCCCAATGGACACCGGGGACTAAAGTTTCCAATTATATAGGAAGCCAGGCGCAGGGTGTAGTGGACAATGGCAGCAGACAGTTGGATTTTTTATTAAATACGCCCAGCCAGTGGAGCACTTATTACCTGAACCCGGACGGGACGAGTCACTACTACGGACTGTCGGGACTTCCTTATATCACAAGTATGGCCGCTTTTGCAGCCAGCACTGCACCGGTTGCGGACCTTGTGGCGGTCTACATGGTATGCTGGGAGAGGCCGAGCGCGGCCTATGCAGGATTAAGTACCAGGCAGCAGTATGCGGCCTATTATGACAATTTTTTCGGAGGCTCCCCGGCTCCGGGGACCTTTAGGATCCTGGTGTCTACGATAGGAAACGGGACAGCGTATGCAAGCCCGGCAACGGCTGCGCCCGGCGATACTATAACGCTGCACCAGAGTGCGGGAGATGGTGACAGTTTTATAGACTGGACTGTGTTATCAGGAGGCATCACTATTGTTAATAATCAGTTTGTGATGCCCTCTCAAAATGTGCAGATACGGGCAAACTTCACCGGTGAAGCACCCAGCCCATCAGAGCAGGTATACTATCCGATTTGGCTTTATTATCAGTGGGGCAGGCTGCGCCGGAAAATAACGAAAGGAGAAATATTTTAATGAGCGTTCTGGATTATGGAGGCGGTGCACCGTTTTATTATGATTATATAAACGCGGCTAACGGTATCGTCTCCCCTTCCACAGTGCATGTGAAAAACACTGCGCTGCAGATGTATTTCCAGCGTTACCTGCTGAAAAAGGCACTCTCTGTGTATGAATGGAAATTCCCGAAAACATGGGCAAAAAATTATTTCCTCTACGTGCTTTATACATGGGGCTTTGTTGCAGTAGTTAACACGGATAAATACGGGATCATTCCGCAGGCCGCAGCGTTAAAGGGCTATGATGTTATGTATCAGCCTACAAATGCACTGATAGCGAACCCGCTTTTGCGCGGGATCCTGGAGCCGCGTATCAATTCACAGTGCACTGTTATTAAACTTCAGCCGGATTATTCCGGAGTCATGGACAGGATAAACTTCTATGCGGACATGCTGGCACTGTCTGCCGAGGCGGCCGGTGTGAACCTTCTTAACAGTAAACTGGCCTATGTGTTCGCGGCCAGCGGAAAGACTGCTGCGGAAAGTTTCAAAAAACTTTATGATAATATCGCATCCGGACAGCCCTCGGCAGTGGTGGACAAAAGCCTGTTCAATGATGACGGGAGCCCTAACTGGCAGATATTCAACCAGAATATCAAACAGACATATATCGCCGGTGATGTCCTGGAGGATATGCGAAAGTGGGAAATGGCATTTGATACGGACTTTGGCATACCAAATGCGAACACGGAAAAGAAGGAAAGATTAACAACGGATGAGGTCAACATAAAAGCTGTGGAGGTTAAAACATGGGGAGAGCTGGCACTGGAGGAGCTCCGGGATGGCGTAGAACGGACCCGTGACATGTTCGGCTTTACTCCTGAGCAGCTGGATGTGGACTGGAGATTCAGAGAGGAGGCGGAAGATGGCACACGCAACACTCAGCCTGTTGGGACTATATAAATATGATAATACAGTGCTGGACGGCCTGCAGCTTCCCTCTGAGATGGAACCGGACCGCGAGACGATCAAGGACAATCTCCTGCTGGAGACGGCCGAGCTTGAGATCATCTACCCGGATCCGGATCTCATGAAAGCAGCCATCACAGCATGGAGCAGGAAGGAGCTGCACGTCTGGGAGGAATTATACGCGACAACACAGTACGAGTATAATCCTATATGGAACAAGGACGGCACATATAAAGAGATCCATACAGAGACGCGGGACCTTACGGAGACGCGGGACCTCCAGGAGTCGCGCAATCTCGCCGGATCTTCTTTGGAAGGTGTAACCGGCAACAGCAACACAAAGGACTATGTTTTTGGTTATAACAGCAGCCAGGCAGCACAGTCTGAGGAACACACGACAACGACCGGAGGCAGTGACAACATCACCACTACGAGCACCGGAACAGTTGACAATGACGGAACCGTAAAAGACCAGGGAACAATAAAACACGAGATAGAACACATAGAGCAGGGCAATATAGGTGTTACCTCTACGCAGTCGATGATCCGGGAGCAGAGAGAGGTTGTCATGCTTAATATGATGAATGTAATAATTGAGAGCTTCAGGCAGCGTTTCTGCCTGCTGGTCTACTAAGGAGGCGCGTATGATTTTTGAAAATTTCCCCTATAGTAATTTTCATGACATCAACCTGGACTGGATCCTAAAAACTTTCCGAGAGATGGAAAAGCAACTCGATGAGTTCGTATTTCTTAATACCATCAAGTATGCAGATCCGATCCAGTGGAACATCACAACACAGTATGCTAAAAATACCATTGTAATAGATCCGGCCACCGGAGACGCTTATATTTCAGTGCAGGCAGTCCCGGCAGGTGTTCCAATTACTAATAGTGAATACTGGTCTGTTATTTTTAATTACCAGGCAGTAATTAACACCATTAAAGAAAATATTGCAGTAGATGCTGGTAATTCTCCAACCACTCCAGTGGCATTAGATGAAAATGATCTGGTATGGTGGAACAATGACTTATATAAAGTCCTCTATGATATTGCGGCAGGTACCGCATTTATTGAAGGTGTGAACGTACGCCGCATGACAGTAGACGAAAAAATAGAGGACTTATATAATAAAACTGCACCATATCCAATCTATTATCCTTCCCAGGAACTGGCCGTTTTCAGCGGCAGCATTGGGACCGGTGAAATTGTGGAAGTCTCCGGCGATGTGCATTACTATAATGAAGACACGCAAACAATGACAATAGTACACAATGATTGAAAGGAGTAAATAATGGCTGATCTTAAGAAAATTAATCTGGATGGGCAGGACCTTGATATTTTTGACGCTACGGCACGTTCAACTGCAACCGGTGCCGCATCGACCGCACAGACAGCACTTACCAAAGTGCAGGAGATTGAGCATCTCTCACGTGTTGAGGTATCATATACTGCGGGCACTGGCACACTTACAATCACCACTGGCACACATGATAGTAACTAAAGGAGGACATTATGGCTAATTTCCTGTCTAAAGTGCGTATTGATGGGGTGGTGGCAAATATTAAGGATGCATCACTTACCTCCGCACTTAATACTGAAAGAACAAACCGCAAAAACGCAGATAATACACTGCAGCAGGCTATTGATGATGAAGAAACTGCACGGACCGCAGCAGATAATGCACTGCAGCAGGCTATTGATGATGAAGAAACTGCACGGACCGCAGCAGATGCACAGCTGGAGTCTGAGATCCAGAACGCAACCGGCAGCGTAGGAAATGCGCAGGGTGCCCTCCGTTTCCTATTCCGGATGTATGACTCTCTGGCACCGCAGGCAGGCTGCTATGTAGGTAATAATGCATTTGTGCTTGCAACGATCGACACATCCAGCGACTCCGCGAAATTCTACAGAATCGACCTCTCGACCGGAAGCATAACCGCGCAGAATACGATCGCGGGGGCAGGCCATGTAAATGGAATGTGTTATGCGCCGCAGACTGACACAGTATATTTTGCTGTTGGATGGCTCACCGGAGGAACGCCGCAGAACACAGTAATCGGAATCAACGCAACCACATTATCAGTGACAGGACGCTATACGTATGACGATTATGTCACAGGTATTGGATCCTATGGAAATGAGGTGTGGATATTCTCCAATTATACAAACATCGCAACAAAACTAAATGCTGATATGTCCGTGAGCAGCGATAACGTGGAGATCATCCAGGATCCTGATCTGATGGGCAGCGACTCGGTACGGCAGACGATCGCGGTTTATAAAAATTATATCGTGGAGATCTACTCTACACCGCAGGTGCTGGTATTCCACAGCATGACTGACGGCACAATATCCGGATATATCAACATTGCGGATATGACTAACGCGCTTTACTGGCTTGGTGAGATCGAGAACGTATCTTTTGACGGTGATGAGTTCTATATCAATACGGCTGCAGCTGGATACTCGCAGGGAAACATGGCCCTTATCTTCAGGGGCAATATGAAAACAAATGCGATCAGTAACCCGTTCGGACTGCAGACGATCAACAACCCTACAAAATTCTATAACATCTATGTAGATGCGGCAGCTCCGGCAGCTGGCCGGCCCCTGGGGACGCAGGCCTCGCCCTTCCGATATGTGCAGGAAGCTATTAACGCTATCATGTCGGAGCACGTCGGCAGTGTTATCATCCACCTTGTAAGCGCAGGCAATTATGGCAGTGCTAATGTTTCCGGTGTTGGTAAGTATGTGCAGATCACAGGCCCAGCAGGTGCAATTATCAACGAACTGACCGTTTCAGATGCCTATTTGGACATCAGAAACGTGCGTGTGAATTATATAGATGCGAGAAGAGCAACCCTGATTATAAACGGTGCAGAACTATGGAACATCAGTGGACAGAATAATGCAATCCAGGCAACATTCTCAAGGATCCATTTGCAGAGCGGAAGTATACAAACAGACTCGACGGATTATCCCCTTTATGCCAATCAAGGAACATTCGTAACTGCAAGTAATGGATTCACATTCAATGGTACCAAAAAGGTGTATGTAAACAATGGAGGTATTTATGCCCCTGCCAATGGAGATATAACCGGATGCGCAGGCAACAATGGTATTCTGTTCAATAAAAATGCATGATATGCAGCACTCTGTAAATCATATGGCATCAAGGAGCAGGGCAACCTGCTCCTTCTTTGTAAAAACTGTACCGAAATGGGGAGATTGTATACACGTATACAATGTGGGTATATGCTAATCTC